TGGCCGGCTACGCTGAGATGGGAATGAGAGCAGCGAGGCAAGGGGCAGGGATGTTAGGAGTGGGGAAAAAAAGGGATGAATGGGGCATACATACAGTTGTGGTATCGGCCCATGCAAATACATGTCCATTGTGCGCTCCCTGGCAGGGCAAGGTTTTGATAGACGATGTATTTAGCAAAGGCACCAGAGAAGAGGCTGAGAACCTTGGATATCCGACCCTGTCAGAAGCAATGCGGGCGGGCCTGCTACATCCAAACTGCCGGCATACCATATCAACATACTTCCCTGGTATCACAGTGCTTCCGGAAGTTCCGGACACGGCAGAGGCGATAGATACTTATAACGCAGAGCAACAGCAAAGGGCGATTGAACGCAAAATCAGAAAATGGAAACGGAAGGAAGAAGGTTCTTGTGATCCTGAGAACTCAAGCTATGCCAACAAAAAGGTACGGAGATATCAGGAAGAACTAAGGGCGCACCTTGACCGGCATCAGAATTTAAGGCGCGACTATAACAGGGAGAAGACCAGAGGCGTTCCTGATAATCCGAAATCGTTAAAGGATACGGGCGGTAAATTATCCCGTGGAACAGCAGAATGGAATCTCCGTCGCGATGATGAGGCAGAAAGCTATTATGAATCCTTACGTGCAAGAAATGATGATGTCAGATCTGTCGCCAAGAACGTAGGCTGGACAGAACGTAGTGTGGCGCGTATAAAGCAGCATGTATTTTTTAATAAGCACGTTTTAGATGATGGCATACGACGGTTTGATGCGGATTACAGCATAGCAGTAGCGTGGCAGAGGCTGATAAATGGTGATTATCTGGACAGGGATATTTTACTTCTAAAGCACGAATACCTTGAAAGCATACTTGAAAAGAAGTATAATCTAACATATAGGGAAGCACACGATAGGGCAACACTAAAGCACGACTGGAATACAGTGTTAGAAAAGGAGGCAGGAGAATATGGCGAGGCCGATAATCTGCATGAGCTTATTGGAAAAGACTGATAATTTTGTAGTATACGAATACGGAGAGAACATGGCAAGCCTGGACGGTAAGATAAAGTTATCCTTGCAACGTCCCAGGCAGGAATACGAAATCATAAAAGAGTCCGCAATTGGAAACAGTAATACTCTTCTGGCGCACAGCAAACTGGCCAGAATAATTGAAGAAGGGAAAATACCGGAAAAGGTTTGTAGGGCATCATGATACCACCAGTCTAAAAAGGCCGGTGGTATTTTTGTACCCATTTTTAAGGGAAGGAGGGGAAAGTATGGCTTGTAAAGGTAAAGGCGGTAAAAAAGGCAGGGGAAGATAGAGAGGCGGTGATCCAATATATCTCCCTTTGAGACGCGGGGTGAAGCGTCTTATTTTTGTGCTCCGAAGAGCTTAAACTACACGGAGACACCGGGTTAACAACTGTCTTGTGAGACACACGTAAAACTGTCCGTGCAGACAGCACAATAAAAACTGTTTTGAAAGGAGAAATTAGGATGAGAAATTTGATGAAACTTGATCTACAGCATTTTGCAGAACCAGCAGGAGGAGTGGAGTCACCAGCAGGAGGCCAGCAGCCGCCTCAGATACCATCAGCGCAGCAAGCCGGACAACAGACACAGGCACCGGTCATTGACTATGACAAGATCGCCCAGCTGGTGCAGGGAAAGCAGGCGGCAACAGAAGAGTCCGTGATAAAAGGGTACCTGAAGCAGCAGGGCCTTACAAAGGAGCAGATGGATCAGGCAATTGCGACATTTAAGCAACAGCAGGCGGCTAATACCCCAGATGTAGGTGCTCTGCAGACACAGGCAGCGCAGGCCCAGGCAGCGGCACAGCAGGCGCAGATCCAGGCAGCGGCCACTATGGCGGCAGTCGGCCTGGGGATTGACGCCAAAACTATTCCATATGTCCTCAAAATGGCTGATTTAAGCCAGGTTATGGGTGAAGATGGGAAGATCAATGATGAGACACTTAAAAATGTGCTGAATAAAGTCCTTGAAGATGTACCAGCATTGAAACCGGCGCCAGCAGGTCAGACAGGTTTCGTGCAGGTGGGTGCATCCGGCGGATCTGGTCAACAGCAGACAACAGATGATGCCTTAAAAAAGGCATTCGGATTATAAGAAAGAGAGGAATTAATACATGGCAGTATATGATTATGCAACAACGTTTACACAGCTCCTGCAGCAGAAATATGCAAAAGAGTTGTGCTCTGATGCATTGACCCAGAGCAACCAGGGCGTGAAATTTATCAACGCTCAGACCATTAAATTGCCAAGAATGGCAGTAACTGGATATAAGGACCATACCAGGACGCCAGGATTTAATGCCGGTACCCTGAGCAACGACTGGGAGGCAAAGAAACTGGAACATGACAGAGATGTGGAGTTTTGGATTGATCCTATGGATATTGACGAGACTAACCTCACATTGTCCGTGGCAAACATCCAGAATACTTTTGAGACAGAGCAGGCGATCCCGGAAAAGGACTCTTACCGGTTCTCAAAACTCCATGCAGAGCTTACGACATACTCTGGCCGGATTGATACGACTGTAATCACGGTGGCAAACTTCCTGGAGGCGTTTGATGAAGAAATGTCCCGTATGGACGAAGCAGCCGTACCAGAAGAGGGCAGGGTTCTGTACGTGACTCCGACAATAAATAAGATCGTGAAGGAAGCAGAGGGGCTTCAGCGGGTTATGACAGTCACTTCTCCATCCACAATCAATCGAAAGGTGCACAGCCTGGATGATGTGACTATTAAGATGGTGCCAGCTGCAAGAATGAAGACAAAGTATGACTTTACAACCGGTTGCGTGGCTGCATCCGACGCGAAGCAGATTAACTGGATCCTGATCCATAACTCCTGTGTAGTATGCCGCGACAAATACAGCTATATCAAACTGTTCACGCCGGGAACTGACAGCCGCACGGCAGACGGCTATTTGTACCAGAACCGTAATTATGGTGATCTGTTCCTACTGGAGAAAAAAATCGAAGGCTGTGCAATGAACGTAGAAGCAGCCGGTGCGTAGAGGAGGATCAGTATGAGGGCAACAAAAGGAAACAAGGAGTACATGATTGATGGCTCACAGCAAAAGAGATATCAGGATGCCGGTTTTGACATTCTAAACGAGTTAGGGGAAGTGGTTGCTTATGGGCGAGGAAAAACCGTGCCATATGACGAACACATGAGAGCCATTACAGAGATTGAAGTGCTGCGGAAGAGGGTTGCAGATCTCGAATCTACCACGGATACTGCGGCATCCGAAGAAGTGCACGACGTGATGGAGGCTGAACCGCCTAAGAAGGCGGGAACCAAGAAAGCGAGTGAGTAACATGGCTTATGAACCATATGCAGATACTGCGTATTATGCAGAAGTATACAAGGGCAGCATAGTTCCGGCTGAAGATCTTGAAAAGATGCTTAAACAGGCAAGCAGGCACATTGATTCCCTGACTTACAACCGGATTGTGGGACGGGGATTTTCTGATCTAACTCCATTCCAGCGGGGAAATATTCAGGAAGTCTGCTGTATGCAGGCGGATTTTGAGTATCAGAATCGCGAAATATTTGACATGATCCTGCAGGATTACTCCATTAACGGGGTGTCCATGCAGTTTGGGGAGAGCTGGAATGTGACAACCCAAAAGGGGATCCCTATGCGGCGTGATGTATATGAGCAGTTGTGCCAGACCGGATTGTGCTGCCGGTTAGCGAGGTGAGTCTATGAAGTATCCATGTTTAGTTATGAAACAATTATGTACTACGCATATCCATGTTCGGATAGAACAGGAAGGCGTTAGCGAAGACGGGGGCCCGTTATTGGCTTTTGAATCCGATCTCTTGTGTAATTACCAAGATACTGCGAAGACAGTCCTGACGGCAGAGGGGAAGCAAGTGCAGCTTTCTGGCGTGGCAATGTTCCCTGGTGACATCGCCCCTGACCTCCCTTCGCTAAGCGGCGGACAGGCCACAGTTTTTGGGGTAGAACGACAGATATTCCAAGGGATCAAAGCACGTAACCCAGACGGTTCTGTAAACTATACGGAATTGAGGCTGGTTTGATGGGTGTGAAAGTATACATAAAACTATACCCGGATCGCATCAGAAAGTTACAGGAAGCCAGCCAGCGGGCGTTTGAGTTAACCGTGCAGGCAGTCCTCACTGATGCACAACAGAGCCAAACTATCCCCAAAAATAACGGGGAACTCGAAAGAAGCGGTTTTGTAGAGACTGATGTGAAATCAATGGTGGCACATATAATTTTTGATACGCCTTATGCGCGCCGGCTTTACTGGCATCCTGAATATGACTTTCGGCATGATAAGAACCAATATGCAGGTGGCCTATGGATGCAGACATACATAGACGGTCCGAAGAAAGACTTTGTGAAAGATACCTATGGTAAGTTCCTGAAACAGCTGGGAGGTGGGCTAATTACATGACACTGGCAGAAGTGAAAGATTTTTTGAAATCAAAAATAGATTGCCCTAGCTGGTATGTTGGGAAAAGGGATGAAGCGAAAGAGAATAGCATAACAGTCTATCCTACCCAGGGGCCCGTACCAGTTATCCCAATCGGGGGGCTGGGTATGTCATCCTATGGCACCAAAGCAGTTTCAGTATTGGTGCATTGGGGGAAATATTGCACTCCAGCGGAAGAGAAAGCACAGGAGGTATTTAATGCATTATTTGGGCAATCAGGCAAAATTGCTGGAAAAGAGGTTGTTAAGTTCGATATGAGGACTTCTGAACCGGTTGGTATTGGGACAGATGATAAAGGCGTATATGAGTATGTCATTAATTTTATAATTTACTATAAGAAATAGAAAGGAAGGTATGAATATGGCATTTACAGGAGTATTCCCGGTTTATAATTTAAAATTTAAAGTTGGGACAAAAGGGAAATCAAGCACTGAAGAAGATATGGCTGAAATCTCAGATCTTGAGAGTTTTGGTATTAGTATTGATGGAGGCGTAGAAGATTGGACGCCTATGACAACTTTTGGGTGGGCCAGGGGCCTTATGACCGGCAAGAAATTCAGTATTGAAATGAAAGGCAAAAGGTGTGTCGGCGATAAAGGGAACGATTATGTTGCAAATACCGCATGGAAAGATGGACTGGACTGTTCCACAAAAGGCCAGATTGAATTTCCTGACGGTGCAAAGTTGTCGTTTGATTGTGTTATTAACGTAACTAATGTAGGGGGAGGTGACTCCACCAATGTAGCACCATTGGAATTTACCATGCAGGGTGACGGCAAACCAGTTTATACGCCGGCATCGGCTTCGGAATAGTAATTAGGAGGATTAATGTAATGGCAAGACAATACGATATCGCAAAAAAGTTAGCAGAGAGGAACCAGAAACCAACAGTATCCATCGATGATGAACATGTATTTAAGATCAACAACACTGCTCCTGCAGCAATGATGATCGAAGCACTGCAGAATGATAAAAGCTTAGGAGAATTCGAAATCCTGAAAAAGATTATTGTAATCGCACTGGGTGAAGAAGCTGCAGCCTATGTAGAAGCGCAGGAGCTTACAATGCCGGCATATACCATGATAATCAATGTTATTATGGCAGCCCTTGCAGACTCATCCCTCGAAGAAGTGGAGGAGATGGCGGAAGGTGGCCGATTTCAGGAAAAGGGGAAGAAACGTAAATAAGTGGTACGATCTGTACGAAGACTGGGATCTGATCGTATCATCATTTGCATTGCAGTATAAGTTACGAGAAGATGACATTGCGGTAATGGAGTGGGGAGAGTTTTGCACTCTGCTTACCGGAATTATGCCAGATACTCCATTGGGGATGATTGTAAAAATCAGGGCAGAAGAAGACAAAGATATGCTGGCGAGTTTTACCTCTGAACAAATGAGTATAAGAAATACATGGCGTAGTAGGCACCCAATCACCGAAAACATGACGGTCGAAGAAAAAGAAGAATCTGTATCAATATTGCAAAATATGCTTGCTGAAACCTTCGGGTAAAATTATAGGAAGGGAGGAGTGGACATGGGAGAAAGCGTTGGAAAAATCAGTCTGGATCTGGAAGTTAAATCGGATCTGCTAAATGAGATTAATTCAGTATCCTCTAGTATCGGGGATCGCTTAAGAAGGACTCTAAATAAATCAGTCAAGAAAGTATTCAATAATACAGGAAAGAGCACCGATACTGCAATGAAAAGTGTCGAAAAGACAATTGAAGGTACAATGAAGAGGGCAACGGGTAATGTCAATAAAACCACTCAAAGCATGATGAAGAATACAACCGATATGATTAAGAAGACCTTCAGCGATACAGGCAAAATTGCAGGGGATACCATCAACAATATTGGGCAGAAATCAAGAAATCTCGCGCGTAGTATTCTGAATACATTTAAATTGAAAACACCTTCCACGGCTCCTGGGAGTGCTGAGCCTGTTGCACAGAAGGCATCCACTAAAATCCCTGTTGCAGCTACACCCAGAGCGCCCCCTACGTTAAATATCGACAGAGTATCATCTGAGATGGAAACTGTAAAACGAACAATGGATAATCTTGAGAGCAAAATAAGATCCCACAAACAGAAATTAAAGGATCTACGGGAGTCATATAACCGGGCCTTTAATCCAGACGTAAAGGCTACCATCCACAACAAGATTCTGAATGAAGAATCTGCTATTAATTCCCTTACTGGAAAGATGGATACTCTTGGGGCAAAGTATGAAAAATTGGAGAGACAGGCTAGTGAATTTAGCCAGGCACAGAATGCTTCAGCAAATGCTATTAAAGCCGCAACATCAAAAATGTCTGGCATGTCCTCAATATTGGGCAGATTTAATTCCGCAGGAAAGAAGTCTCCGTCTTTATTAAGCCGTATCGGGCAGGGTTTTAATAACATTGGACGGCATTCTAAAAAGGCCAGTGTTAATGTCAATTCTTTCGGTGGTGGAATTGGGAACAGCCTGGGGCAAATGATGAAATGGATGGTTATTCTTCCGGGCATTGCAAGCGGCATAAAAGCCTTAACGACCAGCCTGATATCATCGTTGAATACTAATGAGCAGTTTGTTTCTTCTTTGAATTTGATAAAATCGAATCTTATGGTTGCTTTTACTCCAATCTATAATGCAATTTTACCTGCTATCAATGCATTGATGAGCGCGATCGCTACGGCAACAAGCTACGTTGCTAGCTTTATTAGTTTGCTGTTTGGAAAATCATTCCAGCAAAGCTTTGAAAATACAAAATCGCTTATAGCTGCAAAGGATGCTATGGGAGCCTATGGAAACGCAGCGAAAAAGGCGGGCGGAGATGCAACAGCAGCCGGCAAAGCAGCAAAGGCCGCGCAGCGTGATATCTTAGGGTTTGATAAAATCGAGAAACTAAGTGACAATTCTGATTCAGATGGATCCGGAAGTGCAGATGACAGCAATGCACCTGTCTTGATTCAGCCCCCTAATATGGCTGCGTTAGATGCTGCAACGTTACCTTGGGTTAAAAAATTCAAGGATATAATGAGCAAAATTTTTGAACCATTTAAGCAGGCATGGGACAGGGAAGGAAAGGCTACAATTTCCAGCATGAAGTACGCTCTTAGCAGTGTCTGGGATCTTGTTAAGAGTATTGGGCGAAGTTTTCTGAAAGTGTGGACAAATGGAACCGGGGAGTTAATGCTGACAAATTTGCTTGTTATTTTCCAAAATATATTTAAGATAATCGGTAATATTGCTTCCGGCCTGCAGGATGCCTGGGAGAAGAATAGTACTGGTACAAAAATTATCCAAAGCATATTCAACCTGTTTAATATAATCCTTGGCACTATTCGAAACATATCCGGAGCGACTGTAGAATGGTCCGGAAAACTAAACTTCACGCCTCTCCTTACATCAATCCACGGCCTGTTGCAAGCGCTGGAGCCACTCACGTCAAACATAGGGGCGGGGCTGGAGTGGTTCTGGAATAATGTATTATTACCGATTGCAGGATGGACAATCCAAACTGCGGTGCCTACATTTTTAGACATGTTAGCCGCGGCAATTGGGGCTGTGAATGCTGTCATAGATGCTCTGAAGCCTCTTGGTACTTGGCTGTTTGATAATTTCCTTCAGCCATTAGCCGAATTTACAGGTGGTCTTTTTATTTCTGTCATGAAAACCATAACAGATTTGCTGAAAAAGTTTTCAGACTGGTGCCAGGAACATCAAACCACTATACAGAATATTGCAATTGTTGTAGGATCATTTTTCGCTGCATGGAAAATCGGGGAATTTGTAACTAAAGCAGTAGGCTTGGTTACCACAATTATTAATATTGTAGGCTCCATAAAAAGTGTTGCTGGCGCGCTGAGCTTGGTTACAACGGCTTTAGGCGGCCCAGTTACCATTGCAATTGCAGCGGCAATAGCAATAGGCATCCTACTCTGGAAAAATTGGGACAAAATTTCTACGAAAGCGAAAGAAGTGTGGGATTTTGTTAAGCAGAAATTCAATGAGTTTAGAGAATTTTTATCGGGGATATTCACGAGAGATTGGACAAAAAATTTTGGAGTGATTGGTAAAGTATTCAATGCGTTCTTTAAAAGTATCTCAGATATATGGAACTCAATCAAGCTGATTTTTAAAGGAATAATAGACTTTGTGGCAGGTGTATTTACGGGGGACTGGAAGCGTGCTTGGGAGGGAATAAAAAACATTTTTAAGGGCGTGTTTGACGGTCTATCTGGTATAGTAAAAAGTCCGATTAATGGAATTATCGCCATACTAAATGGACTTATAGGCGGGGTTGCAACAGCAGTAAACGCGGTTGCGAAAATGCTGAACAAATTAAAAGTTACAATACCCAGTTGGGTCCCAGGTATTGGCGGTAAATCTATCGGATTCAACCTCCCCACCTGGTCACCAGGTAAAATACCGTATCTCGCAAAAGGCGGCGTGATTGATCATCCGACCCTTGCAATGATGGGAGAAGACGGGAAAGAGGCAGTGGTGCCGTTAGAACATAACCGGGAATGGATTAAGCGTATCAGTGATGAAATGCGAAACCAGCAAAATACCGGAAATGAAGGGATGTCAGCGGAAGTAATCCAACTATTGGAAAAAATCATATTGCTACTGCAGACGCTTGACATTGTGAAGATAGATGAGGAATCTTTGAGAAAGTACTTTATAAAAACAACAAACAAAAATACACAAGCGACAGGAAAATGTGAGTTGTTAACGTAAAGGAGGGGAAGATATTGATAATTTGTAGGGCTGGTGTTGACCTTCCGGCTCCAGTGTCCATTTCCGTGGAAGATCAGATTATCTGGTCGAAGAATACAGGAAGAGCTGCCAACGCAGAGATGATAGGGGATATAATAGCGGAGAAAAAATCTGTGAAAATAAAGTGGGAATTTTTACAAGAGAGTGAGCTTGTCACCATAAAGAATTATTTAGTGGCAGGTTTTTTCCCATTTACATTCCATGACAATGGTACGGACATTACAATCACAAGCTATCGCGGTACGTTATCAAAAGAGCAGTTAGGACAACTGGGAGATGGGATATTTTGGTATCGGAGCGTTAGTGTCGATATAATTCAAAAATAGGAGGAAAAAATGTTAAAGACAAGCAAAACTATTAACCTGTCAGGAAATAGCATGATTAATGATAAGCCTGTGGTCTATATGCAGGCAAATGTATCTACGGATGGAGGCACAACCAGCCATTCCAGTAGCATACAGGACAAAGCATTATATGAGACAAACAAAACTGAGTGCAGGCAGGATATGGCTGCATTTGATCAGATGGTCTATGAGATAGAAGATTCCATCCATACGGAGGTAGCGCAGTAATGAAAATCAAAAACAGTCAAATAGTCAATTTCATAAATGGGATAATGAATCTTAAAGAAAAAAAACTTCCAATTAAACTGGGGTATGCGATTTCACGTAACATTAAGATCATGGAACCGATAGCGACATCCTATGAGGAGGAAAGACAGAAGATACTTGGAAAATATGCTGAGAAGGATGACTCCGGAAAATTCAGAGTAGATGATGGATCATATATCATTGCGGATATTGTGGCATATGAGCGGGAAATGAATGAACTGTTGGCAATAGAAAATGAGATACAGCTTCATACGGTTACGTTTGATGAGATTGAGAAGTGCGATTTGGAACAGTTTGACGCGTTGTCAGTTCAGGATATCACATTATTGGATCTGATGATGGAGTAGTATCGGGGGTGAGATAATGTATCAATCCTCAGCGGCGTTTACGGAATTGGTACAGAAAGATTCCCGGACGTTTAGAAGCAAATTAATTCTCGGCGAAAATGAAATTGAATCAGGCATTAAAAGTATTACATTAAAAGGGGGTTCCAATAGTGGAACCTCTTTTATTATTGGCAGTTGCATCAGTCAGTACATAGAAGTAGAAATGAGTAAACAGACGATCCTCATCGAAAATGAAGAACTTGAATGGCGTATAGGAGCAAATATCTCAGATACGGTAGAGGAATATATTTCGATGGGATTCTTTACGGCAAATAAACCAGAAGCCGATGAGGATATGGTAAAATTCACGGCGTTTGACCGCATGATGAAAACAGAAAGGGCGTACTTTTCTTCCCTGCCTGCATCCACAACAACTGTAGCCGTACTGAAAGAAATGTCTACCTTTCTTAACATCCCCATAGTAACTACAGGCCTGTCTACAATAACGATTAAGAGGCCCGATGGATACACTTGCAGAGAAGTCCTATCCTACATATCACAGATGTATGCTGGATTTGCAATATGTAACCGGCAAGGCCAGATTGAAATAAAGAAATATGCAGTATCTAACATAAGTATCGCTCCTGCAAGATACTGGGACACTTTTAAACATAATGACTTTCCGTATACGTTTCAAAAGATTACCTGTTACACAGGCAAGGACGAAAACGGAGAAAGTATTTCTATAACCGCTGGCAGTGGAAACCGAGAACTTACAATATCCAACCCGTTAATGACCCAGAGTATCTTAAACAGTGTGGCGGCGGCTCTGAAAGGGTTCAGCTACATGCCTGGAAGCCTTCGGTTTCTGGGAGATCCTCGGATAGATCCGTGGGACATCATTAAGGTGTCGGATCGGGATGGCCACATCTATTCTGTTCCGGTCATGAGCATGACACAAGATTTTGATGGCGGGATGACCACCAGTGTGGAAGCCCCCGGGGAATCTGAAACGGAAGAGCAACAAGGATTTAAGGGCCCTGTTACGCAGGCAATAGAGCGTTATGCTGTACAACTTGCCTTGGTAGATCATGCAATCGTTAATAAGTTGGATGTCAATGTGGCCAACATCACCTATGCAAAGATAACGGACTTGGAAGCCACAAATGCTATTATTACAAAGCTAAAGACTGAAGATTTAGTTGCAATAAATGCAAAGATAAATACTGCAAATATCAATCTTGGAAACATTGAAAACTTGCTATCGGGGAATGCCGGAGTTGGTGATCTGACAAATATACATCTAACCTCCCAGAACGCGGTCATCGAGAGCGCACTGATAAAAAGCGCGGTAATGCAGTCCGTGACAGTGAATGATCTGCTGGCGGGCACCATCTATACTAACAAATTTCAAATTTGGTCAGATGAAGCTGGCGGCATGAAGATATTCGGGTCTACTCAGCAGTGGATGGACAAGGATGGAAGGATAAGGATGCAGGCGGGACTTGGGTCCGATGGAGCATTTAATTACTATATCGTGGATGCTGCGGGAAATACGATGTTTGACGCTTTGAACGGCGTATCTGCCGCAGGCATTAAGGCACCGATAATTAAGGACAGCATGGTGGCTGATGATGCAAATATCAATGGTAACAAAGTTGATGTTCAGACTCTGACGCAAAATATCAACGGCAGCAATGTTCAGATATTAGGTAGTAAAGTTGTTATTGATGGAACTAGCCAGACGATATCGGCAAAGTTTGATAGCATGCAGGAGGAGATTGACAGCATATCTGCTTCGGGTGGTGGATATATCTTGCAGACCTATGTAGAGGGCGGTCATACGGGTGACGGTGAGACGGCAACGATACATGCCAGACTATACGCAAGCAACACCGAGGTTACGAATACATTCGGGCCAGATCATTTCGTATGGACCAGATTATCAGAAGATGATTCGGGCGACAGAGAATGGAATGGAAAGCAAATCACAGGGTATTCACTAACCCTGTCGGGAAGTGATGTAACAATGGCCGCGGATTTTGAGTGTACATTCCTTATATGGGACGAATTACCAATACTTGATCACAACGGAAACAACATACTGGATATGAGTGGAAATAATATTATTGGTTTGACAGCTTAAAACAGTAGGAGGAGAACATGCCAAAATTTAATGAGTATACTGAAAAAACAAATCCGGATGATATAGATATTTTTCTGCTGCAGGATGCTGCATCAACCAAGAAAATATCTTTTTTGAATATTTTTAATCGGATAAAGACAAAGCTAGGGTTGGGGTATCTTGCAACCAAAAGCAAGGTAGCACAATCAGACCTAGAGGATGCGCTGGCTAATTTAATTGCTGGCAAACTCACATCGTCTGGAATTGCCAATAATCTAACTACGACAGACACGACGAAAGTATTGGCGGCGCCGCAGGGGAAGGCTTTATTAGAATCAATTACGTCTGCATTAACGTTGATCGGGAGTCTGGACGCATTAACCACAGCCGAGAAAACAAATCTGGTTGTTGCGATCAACGAAGTAGTTACATCAGTTGCTACACTAAATAGCAATTTGACCGTAAAAACCCGCACAATAGAAGGAGTATACTTAAACATGCAGGTAACATCGTATGGGGAGATTGCATGGGTGAGAATATCCGGTTACCCTAAAGTCGCTATGAAGCAAGGTCAGGAATATAAGCTCTTTCAGCCATCTTCTGAAACGCCCCGATACGGTCTTTACCGTCGGATCAGTATAACGTCGACATCGGGTTTTGTCTTCCAGATGTCAGCGGATAACGGAGAAATAAGTATTACACCGTTTGGCGCGGATATAACAACATCGACCGGTGTTAACGTTTCAGAATGCTACATCATGAAATAATTATTGGGATCTTGCGATAAAAGTCTCATTGATATTAACGCCCACACCTGTTGCGATATCTGCCGTAGGCGTGTAGGTCACCTTGCCATCCACGTCTATAGATATCCTAAATAAACGGCTTGTTGTGCTGCCGCCTAAAACATATTTTATGATTTTATACGATGGCCGATATGCGGCCGGAAGCGTGCCGATGACAAATTCTGCATTGGCCGGTACATCCTTTAAAATCAATCCAGCGCATTGTAACTGCACCACGCGTCCACTTACAATTACATTGGTAGTGGGATAGTAAGTCGAATTTGTCAGGGTAAAATTAGCCGCGTTCAAATTGCTATTTAGTGAATTTATGGAGAATCAGATAGAGGTGCAAATAAAGACATAAAAGAAAGAAGGTGATACGATGTCCTTAATTTTGGCATCCCGTGCAACGGTCTATGATAGATATGCCATTTCCCGAAAGTTCACGGCTCAGGAGACCGCTATTAATATGGTCCAGGGAAATATCGCTCTTCTTGTATCAGCATCTGAAATAGAAGAACTTAAGAACGGCGATCGGACAATGTACAGTAAATTATCGGCTGTCGAAATGGATTTGAACTCAATAAATTTGGCAGTATCATCCTCAGAATACAAAGACATTAATGGTGTCCTCAGTGCAATAACCCAGGCCAGGGCATCCATAGAACTTAATTCACAGGAGATACGGCTAAAAGTAAGTAAAGACAGCTTGATCTCTACAATAAATCAGTCTGCAGAAGCAGTAAGTATCGATGCAAATAAGATCAACCTAAATGGCGTTGTAACCGCAAACCAGAACTTCAAAATTCTCGCTGATGGCAGCATGGAGGCCAAAAATGGAAAGTTCTTAGGTTCTGTTACCGTAGGCGGTATTCAGGATGACCGAATTAGTATACTAAACGCATCAGGGGCACAAATAGGCAGATGGGATAATAGTGGGATATATGCGGAAAACTGTGAATTCAAGTACGCTACTATTGGTTCAGAAAACTTTCAGGTAGATTTTAACAGCGGGAGAATGACGATGTATTCTGAGTACAGCGGCGTAAAAGAGTGGTATGCAAAGATATATCAATCAGGTGTTGTCTCGGGCACGGGTTACTTGGGGCTAGCTATAGTGGCTAAACATGTTAATTTAAGCATAGAGCATTATAGAAATGGTGCTACAAGTAACTTCAGCGTATTAAAAAGTACGTGGGATTATAGTAAGAATGTCGGCGAAATTATATTAGGTACCAATGCTTATCTTGATACGATCAATGTAGAGGTAAGAGGCAATTTTATGGTGACTGGCACTACACGCCAAAATGGAGATATGTACATAGTCGGAAACCTATATGTAAACGGCAAACAAATTAATTAAGGAGAAGTATATGAGAATCAGAGCAAGACCCTTGGGGTCTTATTTTTATGGAGAACATAGCGGGAGGTACGAACTATGGACTTAGAACACGAGAACAGACTTACAAGAGTAGAAGAACGCTCCAAGAGTAACACGCACCGCCTGGACAAACTGGAACCTATTGTAGAGGAGATACATACCATGTCTGAGACTCTTGTCGAAATGGCTTCAGAAATGAAGCATACGAACAAGAATGTCGAGGAGATCAAGGACAAGGTGGAATGTATGGAGCAGGAACCGGCGAGGAAATGGAAAGACAGCGGGAAGGCCTTATTCAATGCATTCCTCGGAGCGATCGGGGCGGCAGCCGCGGGTGGGGCGATTTATTTATTGGCAAATTTAAAATAGGAGATGAAAACATGAACAAAATCAACTGGACGGTAAGAATTAAGAACAAGGCTTTTTGGGTGGCGCTCATTCCGGCACTGCTACTACTGGTACAGGTGGTAGCTGCGGTGTTTGGGTATATGCTTGATTTGGGAGATCTGGGAAGCAAGCTGCTTGCGGTGGTAAATGCCATATTTGCCGTGCTGGCCATCCTGGGTATTGTGACAGATCACACTACGGCAGGAGTCGGAGACAGCAGACAGGCACTTACATATACAGAACCTAAAAAGGATTCGGAGGGCGAGTAATCGTCCTCTTTTTATATGGAAGGAGAAAAATATGAGTGAAACGAATGTAATTTTCGCACCTCAGGAAGCGGACGGGCAGGTCGACCTGTCCGAACTAATGGAACTGATAAAAGAGCAGGAGGACTAACATGAGTATATGTAACGGATATGCCGGCAGACGCGGAAAGAATCCAGTAGGGATATTCCTTCACAACGATGCCGGCAGTCAAAACGCAAGCGCAGCGCATTATGAGCAGTGGCTACAGACGCATGATCTGAATAGTGGATTCGCACACGCTTATGTTGCCAGTGACGGGACATTGTTTGCGGAAGACGATGGGAATTGTGCGTATCACTGTGGGCAGACGGATGGGAATGTGAATTATTACTCTATCGAGATCTGCCAGAGTTTAGGTGACCTGAGTACATTCCTCGACAATGAGGAACGCGCGCTACAACTAGCCGCTCAGAAGTGCGAGCAGTACGGTATAACTCCAAGCAGCAGCACAATACGGCTACACCAAGAGGTATATGCCACATCGTGCCCGCACCGCAGTGTAGAGGTGCACGGAGGAGTCGAGGAAACCAAGGCATATTTTATTGACCGTATCAATGAGTTGATCAATGACGGCGGCAATGAAACCAACGAACCAATCACAGAAGGGAGAGAAACAACTATGCAATGTTTTTACACAGTAGATGGCAAGGGACCAGTAATCTATTTTGACGGGAGGGAATTCCACCCGCTGTCACACCAGGATGAAATGACCGTACTGAACAGTATTTACAAGGCAAATAATGGGAAGGACATGCCATGCTTCAGCTGGCAGAGTAAGGCACCGTGGCATGCAAGACTGCAGGCGGCGGTTAAGAGAACACAGAAGTAAAATTATAGCCCGGGTCCATTGATATGATCCCTGCCTACTTGACAGGGGGCGTATCACTTATGGATTCCGGGCTTGATTTATCTGTGTCTGATTGTTATAATTTCTTTGATGGGGAGCGGTGGCAAGCCCGCCCTCCCTGGTTGCTTTTATCCTTGTAAATCTTCCTTCAGGTCATTTAGCATCTCATCAATTTTCTTGTCTGTCTCTTCTTTGGAGTTCTCTTCCTTTGCGCTTTCCAGACCTCTAATAATCTGTTTTAGCCAGCTCTTAAACTGTAAATCTGTCATGCCCATTTCTGTGATCATATCCTTTCACCTCTCTTATTTTCCGTTAAAGCCTTGCCTTCCTTAACTGTTTTTATTATACTATATAGCGGACATATAGTCAAGCGTTTTTTAATTCTTTTTCTACGCAATCAACAATAAATTGCGTCATGCTCTTTCCGCGTTCCTCGGCAGCAGCTTTGTATTTGTCTTTCAGGCCTTTTGGAACCCTCAAACGGATATCGTCAGTCTTCTCCGCCATATATTTTATACTTGCCTTCTTTTGGGCTTCTGTATATGACATATTATCACCATCCTTTCTATTCAATATTATATCATACCAGCGATATGTCCACTATATAAAAAATAAACAAAAGTTGACAACATTTCGAAAATCATCTATACTGTAAAACAGTTGATTAAAACATAATGTCCCAAAAGTGTCCAAGGCAAAAGCGGGAAACGCCTAAAACTGGGCGTTCCCGGCACCTTGAGCACTTGACTTTTAATCAAGTTGTCCGGGGTTCGAATCCCCGCACGCTCATTGAGAAGAAATGCCGCAAATCCAGTATTTACAAGGGTTTGTGGCATTTTTGTATTCTATTTTAACATACTCTAACATACCCCAAAATACCCAGAAATAATGTCCAAAAAGTGTCCCCTGAGACCATAATGTCCAAAAAATGTCCAAGAAATTTAGAAATTGAAAGCTGCGTCTATCGCCTTTTCTGCGTCTTCTTTCTCTAGGATCATGTGATTATATACATCCAATACCATCTTCTCTGTGTCACCCATGAGCTGCGCGATCTTTTTGATTGATATGGTCGGAATCTGATAGCACAGATTGGAGCAATAGTTGTGTCGGAATATATGCGCCGTAAGATCTTTGGCGGACTCTCCAGAAGCCTTTTCCATAGCCGCCCGTACTCTGGCCCACATTTTATCATAGCTGCTCTTTGTGACGGGGAGACCGTCACGCATAACAAATAGATAAGTCTGTCCATTTGCCCGGCATTGCTCAATATAACTTACGACTGCCGGGAATATGCTCTGCGGAATTGGAATAGTACGATATCCATTTTCCGATTTTGGATCTTTTAGAATAGGCTTTCCTTTTACAAATGCATGAGCCTTATTAATTGTCAGCCTTCTTTTTTTGATGTTGACATCAAACAGAGTAAGCGCCAGGGCCTCTTCACGCCTCAATCCACAGCCCCAAATAATATAGACAAAGATTCTGTCCTGATCCTTAAAATCGGCTTTAAAAACGGCTTTATTTTCGTTTGCTGTAAGCGGACGTTTCTTTTGCGCAGTATACTTGACCGACTCAATGCTCTGGAAGATTTCTTCTTTTACATTTAGCGGAAATAGATGGTCTGCCACGGCTGATTTGAGAACCTGTTTGAATGTCATTTCTATCTGTTCTTGAGTCCGTTTCTTTCCTTCCGCATTGTTCATAACAATCTGATAGTGTATCCGATCAGTGTCCTGCAGCCGCGTATCTCCAAGGGCGATAAGATGCTTTTCTATTATGTTTTCGTACATCTCCTTAGTATTATCGCTCTTCTGGGCCTTGTATACTCTTTTCCATTCCCTGGCGTAATCTATAAATGTAGCATCGGTTTTCTTAATTACATTTCTGGCCTCAACTTCACTTCGGAATTTTTCCACTATCTTTTCAAGATCCCGACTGCTTTTATCACTTTTAAGACACTTACGGTGTTTGGTGCCATTCGGATTATATGTTCCATCCCAGACTTTTGTACGATAGTACCCGTCCTTCCCGCGCTTGTATTTTGCCTTTGCCATATAATCTCTCCTCCCTGTTTTTGAGCATAAAAAATACACCTATACAGGTGCAGAGATTTTGTGGTATAATCTACATGTCAGGTTGATTATACGGGTCTCTGCAGCCTGTATAGCATCTATATAAGCCGTTCGGTGTTGGTAGCACCGGGCGGTTTTTTAATTATTGTCCAGTCGCAGAGTTCATGTAAGCATCTGTGATTTGCTGCGCTTGTTCCATATATACATCAGTCAGTTTTCCAGCCCACTCTTCATATGTTTCGTACTCATCACCACTAGACTGCATGAGTTCAGCCATTTTCCCGATTCCGTCATTGCTTATTTCAGCGAGTTTCTCTATTTTTGCATTGGATAGTTCCGCTAATGCATTCACGTCACCAGCCTTTTCAGCTGCTTCTGCATTATATTCTTCTACAAGACCCGGAGTAGCCTCCTTAATTTTCTGCGTATAGTCATCCAGTATACTCTGGTACGTTACTTCCTGCTCAGGTTCTTTTTCAGGTTCTTTTGTAGAGCTTTCGGAAGTGCTCTTTGGGGTATCACCAGAGCTGTCTCCGCCTGATCCGCAAGCTGTGAATGACAATGCCATAGTAGTAGCTAAAATAATAGTTAATAGTTTCTTTTTCATAATAGTACCTCTTTCTCCCGTACCTTATAACACCACATATATGTTAAGCCATCAGGCGTAACATCTTAAAAAATAATATCATCTTTATTACATATACCAATCACTTTTCCGATACATATAACGGTATCAGATTCACTTAATGGAATATTTTCAAAGTCATTATTTTTGCACACTAGTTCATTTTCGCCTAATTCTTTAATCATTAATTTTTCGTTAAGCAAAAATATTCCGGTATCCTTAATATCTACTTTTTCATGCTGGGATACGATTACCGTAGAACCATCCGGATAATCAGGTTCCATGCCGTGCCCCTGTATATCCATTAAAAAATCGCCTTTTGAGTATAACAGTGTATTAGGCAAATAAACTTGTCTCTTTTCTTCCAAAACTTCTTGAATTTGAATTATCTTGTTCATATCATGTCCCTCGTATTTATATATTATTGCATAAAGCTCATTCCGCATCCTTCGCATGCAGCATGCACATGTCCATTTATACTCGCTTTTATGGCTTTTGCCGTCTCACCGCATAATGGACATTCAAATTCCGAGTAATCACTATCCCTTGTCGAATTGATAGCAGCGTCTAAAAATTCTTTAACCTTCTTCATATCTATATCTATTGATTTCATTTTTTCTTCCTTTCTCTTATAAAACACAAATATTTTTAAAAATAGCATGAGAATCGTATTCGATTTCATCTGCATTATCCTTTTCAAAATCGTTTCCAGTCAGATGTTCATAAGCATGTAAAAAGCGTTCATATTGTTGTTCTTGCGACAATGATTCATCGATGAAAATAGTGTACGTCCCATCCTCGTTTGATACAACAGCTTCACGAACTTTCCCGGCAGGAAAAGAGATTAGTTTAATTTGATAATCAATCGTCAATATGACCTCGTTCCTTTCTTTTTAATGCCATTAACATTGTGTGCACTGCTTCCAAATCTTCTGGTTCAGCATCACGCGCAGCATCAAATAGCATCCTTAGTTCTTTGTTTTCAAAAATGTCTTGTGCAACTTTTCTGGTTTCTTCATTGAGATAATATACCTCACCACCTTCTTTTTCCTCTCCCGTCATTAAATAGTCAACAGATACATTAAAATAATCAGCTATTCTTTTTGCTAACTCACCGCTTATAATATTTTTTTTTGCCTTCCATGTGCTTATCGTTGATTGTGATATACCTGTATCTTTACAAAATTTATAGGCTGTTATTCCATAACTTTGTAAAAGTTGCTCAAATACTTCATACATTTTTTGTCCACCTTTCACAAAAAAGCACTACTTCGTAAAAACGTATGAATTATTGTTGACATTCGGATGCACAACTGGTATACTACAAATGTGCTTCGGAAGTACGAAATAAAATACAATACGCTTCGTAAATAAAATGCTTTTTAAATTTGATATACTTCGTTCGACAAATAAAGCATATCATAATTACGAAGTATAATCAACAAAATCATATTGGAAAGAAGGTGTAAAATTGTACGAAAAATTTGCTGAATTATTAGCAAAAACTAACAAAACAACGTACCAAATATCAAAAGACACAGGTATTGCACAATCCATATTCTCCGAGTGGAAAAACGGAAGAATAAAAACACTAGGTGCAGACAAGCTCAAAATTCTTGCAGAGTACTTCGGCGTATCCATTGAGTACTTCCTCGAGTGATTACAGTGTAACATAGGATGTGTCCCATAAAACGGACTCATCTATTACGGAAAGCATTACCAGAGAAAGAGAAGGGGGTGGGGTAGAGGTGAGAGATGTTATTGCAATTATACTATTACTGGTTGTGATATTATCAGCAATCAGTAGCTTTATTTCGATAATTTTTTATTGTGGAATCGGTATATTAGAGAAATTGTCCGGGCCAAAATACGCGCAAGCGACATGCCCACGGTGCAGCACAGCCGTGATAGAAGAATATTCTTTCATAAAACCACGGATGTGGACATGCCCATACTGCGGCATAAAAATTAAATATGAGAAAGCTGACTAAATCGGAGCTGATTTTGGTACAGAGGTATCTTGCTTAAAGTTTTCGGTAACAGCGTGACCAAATACAAGCCCATCATCGCGGTAAGAATAATCATAAAAATTAACGCTATTTAAATCCATTTTGACCTTATACGACTTACGCGATGTAGTTATAATAAGATCCACTTCTTTGGAACAGAGTATAAAAGAGTCTTGTCCAGGTTCATGAAAAGCGAGGTAACCGGCGAATGCACTGTATGGTTCTAGGACAAAAGGGGTGGTGGTAGATAATGTGTGATAATCAGTTCTTACTGTTTGGTCGCCGCGATTGGTCTCAATCACGTTTATGGGGTCTATGGTTAAAGTTCCACTTTCGTAGCCAGATGCAGTGATCGATGATTCATAGTGCCTAGATTCATATAGCTTTAAATCCAGAATTGATATAGGTAGCGAAGATTCATTTGAAAAGGAAAGAAACAAATAAAAAATTTCATCTATATCATTCCCCATTCTTTTCTTTGGAGTGATAATGAGTTTCATTTTTTCGGCTTTATTTTGAATGTATTTATCCCGTGCCAAAAAGATGACTGATATTGCAGATAAAAGAGTTGCTGTAACAGTAGCAATAGTAATAATGGTTTCCATCATGGGAAATTACCTCCAAAGGTTTTATAAAAAAATTCTACCATAGCATGAAGGAAAATTCAATTATTAGGAAATGGGGACGCATGATGTGTCCGGTTTGGAAAAACGGAAAATGAAAGAAGGTGATAACATGACGTTTCCAAAGCAAATAATGACGATCCCGGAATTGATGCAGATGGGATTCAGCCGGCGGGACTTGGAGAGATATTTTCGGTTGCCGGGCCAGAGATTCGCATGGCGAAAAAATTCTGTGTCGAACGTAAGAGGTCACATACTATTTGACACGGAATTGTTTGAGAAGCATTTAGAGAAGGAAAAGAACATGCAGGCCAAGGCCCGTCAGCCCAGGAGAAGCCTTGTTGGATAGAGAGGAGGTGCAGGGAATGCGGAAACGGCAGCGAGACCGCCCGATGTCGCTATGGGACTGGTGTTATGTAGGAGTGGCGCTGGCAGTATTATTCCTGATCGGGATAGCAACGTAAAAAGAGCGCTTACATAAGCCCGGCAAGGCGTAAGCACTCAGATAAACAATCAACTTTATTGTATACCAGATGGAGGATTTTGTAAATGAGTAAATGGAGAGTAGTAAGAGGTATTAACCCAAACAAGTACGATGCCCTCATAGATGCAGGGTGCAGATACATGAATAGTAAAGCGTTTCCAGTGATTGAGGAGTTGGCGGCAATAATTGGTTTAGAAGAAATCCCAGAGGAAGAACTGTGCAGTGAACAAGTCACTGAAATGGAAGACGGTGAGTAACACATGTACGGAAATAAATATATATGTGAATACTGTGGGGCATACAACGACCCCGATGAACACTGTGAATGTCAATCAAAGCGTGACACTGCCATAAGGAAAAGACACGCCAAAAACGAAATTATAAGAAAATTGGAGGAATCAGAATGGATGCAGGAAGAATTAAAGATTTGCTATTAGGAACTGGTCGTGCAGGAATGAGTGATCTGATTAAATATATGGATGAATATGGCTTTTTTACAGCTCCGTGCAGTACAAGCTATCATCTGGCAAAAGAAGGCGGACTTGCCGAACATAGCTTGAACGTCTTTACGGTTGCAGAAGAGTTGTATCACCTGTGGGAGCTGCAGGCAGTAATACCGGAAGAAAGCGTAACCATATCAGCATTGTTACATGATATTGGTAAGATGGGACAGTTTGGCAAGGCTTATTATGTCCCCAACATGCTTAAAGGACGCGCAACTAGGGCAAACCCGAAGCCGGAGCCGTACCAGTCGGATAAAAAGCCATACGTTGGGAACCCTGAGCTTATCTATGTAGATCATGAATGCAGAGCTTTGTCGGTAATTTCAAAATACATAGATATTACGGAAGACGAGCAACTTGCTATCCTTTGGCATAACGGACTTTATGGAAAATTCAAGTATGATATCCCGGGCAAAGAGACTCCTTTATATTTGCTGATTCATTTTGCTGATATGTGGGCGAGCCGCTTTATAGAGAAGGAGGATGGCGCTGATGAAGAAATTTAGGCCACTTAGGGCAGACGAGATCGAATGCCGTATAGCAACGGTAAAGAGCAACGGACTATCGCTGTTGCTCTATAAAGATGCCCGATGTGACATGAATATTCTTGATGAGGAGATAGGCCCGGAAAACTGGCAGCGGCGCCATATCAGAGACAATGCAAATTGCATCGTAAGCATCTGGGATGAGAACAAAAAACAGTGGATAGATAAAGAGGATACAGGGACTGAGAGCTTTACAGAAAAAGAGAAGGGGCTTGCTTCTGACAGCTTTAAAAGAGCATGCTTTAACTGGGGAATTGGAAGAGAACTATATACTGCCCCACGTATCTGGATTCCATCTGATAAATGCGATATCCAAGATAGTGGAAGAAAAGACTCTTACGGAAGAGCAATTTTAACATGCCATGATAAATTCTCTGTTGAGCAAATTATTTATGATGAGAATAAATGCATTGTTGCTTTATCCATTAGAAATACAACTCAAAGAAAAAGAGTGTTTACGGTTGACAACAGACCCGAAAAGGATGATCGAAAGTGAAATTCCAAGGCATTATAGATAAAATCGCTATCACTTTAGACAACAAATGGCTGCTGGTAACATTCAAATTTCCGTATCGTACTGCCCTGCAAGAAAGAGCCCAAACGCTTACAGAAAAGGATCTGGACATTGAATTTGACAAACATACAGAATCCAAGACAGATCAGCAAAGAAAGTACTATTGGGCGCTTGTAAAAGAGTTGAGAAAGAAGCTACGGAACGGCATAACAGAGGATGAGATACACAAAAACATTTTAAGAAGGGATGGTATTTCTGAGTGGCTTGCTCTTCCTCCAGACAAAATGTATGTTGCCAAAGAGTATTACAAAATTGTTGATGATATGGGCCCTACAGTATTAACAACACCGAGTGGAAAAGAAATTGAAGCCCGTCAGCTTAGATGCTGGAAAGGCCTGAGGCATTATACAGTAGATGAGGCGTGTCTGTTAATTGACAGCCTGGTTGATGAATGTAGGGAGCAAGGTATTCCCACAGATACGCCAGATGAAATAAAACGCATGAAAGAGCAGTGGGGTGTGAATATTGGCTAAGAGACTATGGAGCATCTTCACAAAGGACATTGATCACTGCATGTATACCAAACAATACGGTGTAGAGCGGCACCATGTTTTCAGTCATACACCTGGCGAACGGAAAAAGTGCGAGAAGTATGGATTTGTAGCTCCGCTCCGGCCTGATCTGCATCCTAATGGTGTACATAGAGGCAGTCGCGCTGGTGAAATAGACAAGGATCTGCGGAACAGGTGCCGCGAGTATTATCTGCAGCACTATGGAACGGAAGAGGACTTCCGCAGAGAATTTTTTTACACAAGTTAGCAAGGAACCTTGCTATATAGTAACCCGTTCATGTCGGCTTACGGGTACGTCACGGTAATATCGTAAGCCATTTCATTACTTCCCGGCGTGCTGCCGGGAGGGGAAAGGAGGGCGGATGGCAGAGCAGTTACCAGGGCAGATGGGGATCTTTGATTTTGTAGATGATCCAAAGTCCCAGGAACCAGACAAACCGAAGAAACAGACGATTGATATATTAACATTCTTAAATACCGGAAGCAAACATGCCATAAAAAGGAAATGGCTGTGTTATAAAACCGGCTTGAATGATAGAACAATGCGTGATCTCCTGCATGAAGCGAGGAAGAAGATCCCGGTAATAAATCTACAAAACGGGAACGGATATTTTATACCTGACATGAACCAAGAAAAGGACAGAAAAATGCTTGTCCGCTGGGTAAGGCAGGAGGAGAGCCGCATAAAGGAGAGCCAGAGCATTGTGGAAACCGCTAAGAAGACATTATCTAATTGCGGGGTAGATTGGCGGTGATAACATGAAGAACAGTTTTGTACTGTACTGCGACTACATGAGGCAGATAGAACTTCTAAACATGGAGCAGCGCGGAGTTCTGATGACTGCGATAATGCAATATTCTTCTGGTCATGAAGTAATTGAAATGGACGGAATGACTAAAATGGCATTCAGTTTTATAAAAGATCAGTTAGACCGAGATAATGAGAAGTACGAAAAGACTGTGGAAGCACGGCGTGAAGCTGGCAGAAAAGGCGGTAGGCCATCGAAGCAAGTAGAAGCAAAAAAAGCAAATGGTTTTTCTGATAAGCAAAAAAAGCAAGGCAAAGCAAAAAAACCTGATAATGATAATGTAAATGATAATGATAATGTAGATGATAATGATATTAAAAACATATACACAGATGCTTTTGAAAAACTGTGGTCTGCATACCCGAGAAAAAAAGAGAAGGCAAGGGCTTACAAATGCTATAAAGCAAGATTGTCAGAAGGATTTTCAGAGGACGCGCTGTTTACAGCAGTTAAAAGATATGCAGATGAGTGTGAAATAAAAGAGACTGAGGATACGTTTATCAAACATGGGGCTACATTTTTCAGCAAAGATAAACCGTTTGAGGATTATCTGGCGCCTGATTATAAACCACCAGAAAAACAGAAGCAGAAACCATTATCTAAAAATAATAATAATTTCGAGCGTAGACGATATGATATGGACAGCTTAGAAGAACAACTTCTGGGCTGAAAGGAGGGAACGGAACGGATACATGGAGAAAGTAACAATTGATTATGAGAAACTTTGCAAGGAGATTAAACTTGCAGGCAAAACGAAGGAAGGTTTTGCGCTGGAACTGACCAGACACAAGAATTATATCTACAATTTGAAAAAGTCACCTGTGCAGTCAGAATATGTTGTGAACCTTATGTGTACTCTTCTGGGAATTGAACCAGCGGCGATCATAAAGCAGCCAGAGGAAATCACCAGCGCCGCGGAATCTGCAGTATTAAGCAACATATATGAGAAAATATGTGAAGTGGCTGCAGGAATCCAACAACCTGATATTGCTGAACTAATACGGCGTGAGGTGACCAAGCCATTAGCGGAAATATCAGAGAACATAGAAGTGATTGCGCGTAAGGTGAAAGCAAATACCACACAGCTTGAGCGGATAAAAGATACGGTAAGCGTATCAATGCAGACCGAAGAGCAGAGAGCCGAAAAATTCTTGTCCGAAATATTAAGCGGCGGCGAGGCAGAAGCGGAAGAGATCTTCAAAACGGCTGATGAGCTATGCATTAAAAGAAGCGAACTTATGAAGGCCAAGAAGAAACTCGAAGTTGAGATTTTCCATAAAGGATATGGCACGAATAAAAAGGTGTTGTGGAGGGTATAAAATGGCACAGAATACGAAGCACAGTTTTAATGGACACCGTAAACAATCCGTTGGATTTAATCAGGCCAATATGCATGCATTTATGTATACGGGAACGAAGCGTAAGAGACGGAAGGAGGTGCGCGGGAAATGACAAATCATGAATGTCTCCAGAATATTACTGGCGAACATGAACCTGTAGAAATAGTAGCATTGAAAATGCTTCTTGCAAAGATCGAGGATGATGTTTCTACTGACCTGTATAACTACAATAAGGATAAATACATACATCTTTATAGATCTCAGAAAGAATGGCTGAATGAAGAAAAGGGGCTGGAAATGGATATGGAACTTAAACCCTGTGCAAATGCAGAGTGTCCATTTCAGGACGGCAAATGTGCTATTAATGGTTGCGGTGGATATGGAGAGTAAGAGGAGCGTTAATGAATAATCAGGAAGAGCGTAAAAGAGTATGCTGCAATTGCGGAAACAATCTGAGAATTAGAAATCAGTGCTTAGGTATCCACAATGAATGTGCAATATACGGGCATTACATAAGCTATTTAGATTGTTTTGAGGGCTGGTGCAGACACTGGAAAAAGGAGAAAAAGCATGAGCTGGGCGGATAAGCAACTCAAAAAGGCCAAGATACATAATCTGGTAGAGCAAGCCATGAAGGATCCTCAATTTCAGGAAGCACAGAAAAAGCAGACTGAGGATGCGATAAGGGAGGCATTTGACTGTTTTCTGCTGATCAGTGCGGATTATCTTTATAGACATCATAATTACGGAAAGAAGCGCCTGACAAGGTTTTTGGCTTTTGCGGTGGATTAGATGCGGTTTATACCAGATGATCCGGATTATTTTCGGCTGCTGAACGATGCGCTGGAAATGGAGACGGGGATTAACATTTTAGGAGAAGAACATGGACGAGGAATTGAAAGAATGTGAGAACTGCTATTATTACGTTTTTGGGGAAAACGATGAGCATTGTAAGAAGTGTGTGAAGTCTGTAAATGAAAAAGGAGTAGACGGTTTTGATGGATTTTGGAAGTCTGTTTATTCTGAGAATTAAAATTTAGGAGGGGCAGGATGAAAAATACGGAAAGGATCAGAGCAATGACAGATGAGGAGCTGGCGCATTTCCTGGCAACAGTAGAGGCAAAATTGTATCGAGATGATTTGGACATTATTGCCTATCGTGCTGACGAGGTGGCTGACGCGCTGGAATGGCTCAAAAGAGAATCGTATTAACATTTAAAGGAGTATGCGGATGAATAGAACATGTATGTATTGTGAACATCATTATCCGGTAAGCGACAGCATTGATAGCATACATATGATCTGCATCAATGCAGAAAGCGAAAAATTATTGCAAGAGACAGGTTTTCTGGATGACTGTGAACACTGGGAAGAGGAAGATATAGAAGATTAACATTTAGGCGAAATCTAGAAAGGAATATATTATGTGGACTGATTTAAGTAGATTTAAGGTGATACATGGAGACAAGGTGCTCAATGCGGTAGCTATAGCAGAAATAAGGATGCCGGAAGGAATGGACTGGGAAGATAGGGATACCATTATTAAACCAAAAACAATTGATGTGTTGGCAATCAATGAAGATGGGAATCTGGTATCCATTATGGATGAGGCATGGACGTTTCAATTTTTGCCGATAGTATCCAATTAACAATTTTAGCATTTAGTGGAGGAATAACAATGGAAGAAGAAATCAAAAAAGCAATTACTTTACTAAAAAACAATGGATATTTTGTAACTAAAATCCCAAAAAACCTGTGCGATAATGCAAAAGAGTGTTCAGAAACAGGACACGGAGAATGTACTGATTGCAGTTGCTTTGCTTGCATTATCGGATGCGATTTTTAAAATTTTTCGGGAGAACCGAAGGAAAGAAACAGATATGATGGATGCAGTTAAAAGTGTAAGCACTATTAGAAATTTTATGGGAAATGCGGGACGTAATACGTGTAATGAATATTTGTATGAAGCCCTGAAAGATGCAGATGAAGCCCTGCAAAGGCAAATTCCACAGAAGACCAAAGAAGAAACATTTGACAAGGATATGAAAATTGGGCATGTGGTATTCAAGGCAGGAACAAAGGTACACCATTGTCCAGAGTGTCTTAGTATGGTTACTTGTTCGAATAACTTTTGCAATAGATGTGGTCAGGCGTTGATTTGGTAACTTAACATTTAGGAGGAAATCGAAAGTGAATGAAGAAGAAAAGTTGGCCTATGAATGGGCCAAAAAGCAAAATTATCAATCTGTTGCGGCTCAATATGCGAGAATACTTGTTACTTACATAGATTATGTAAGCAATTTACTAGAACAGGCAGCGGAAGAAATCGAAAACACGAATGGCAGGGAGACGGTTCTTTCGGCGCAGATAAGGGATGCTTTAAGTAGCAAAACTGACATTTAACAAATAAAGAGAGGAGACGGGCTTCCCGGGAAGATGCGCATCGGCTCCTTTAGAAAAATATGAGGTATACACATTTGAGTTTGTTTTCTGGTATTGGTGGACTGGATTTGGCTGCGGAATGGGTAGGTTTTGAAACTGTAGGGCAATGCGAATATGCAGATTATCCGACAGCAGTATTAGAAAGACACTGGCCAGACGTGCCAAGATGGAGAGATATAAAGACATTAACGGGAGGAGATTTTTATGAAAAAACAGGTTTACGGACAGTTAGCGTTATATCAGGGGGATTCCCATGCCAGCCGCACAGTGTTATCGGAAAACGAAAGGCTGAAAATGATGAACGACACTTATGGCCGGAGTTTTGTAGAGTCGTCAGAGAGTTGCGGCCGCACTTTGTTGTTGGAGAAAATGTTAATGGGCTGTTATCAACAATACATGAGTCCGTTTGTACCGATTTGGAAAAGGAAGGCTACGAAGTCAGGACGTTCTGTGTACCGGCTTACGCTGTCGCGGCGCCACATGAGAGATACAGGGTTTTTATTATTGGCATCTCCAAGGGCGAGCCAAGACTTCAAGCCGATTCGGAAACAGACGCCGACGGAGCACAACGGAAATCATGGACAAGCACTCTGCTCCAGCCTTGGGATTATTTACCCGGAACGTATTGGGCAGTACATAAACCCCCAGTATGTGGAGTGGATGATGGGATTCCCGATCGGGTGGACGGATATAAGCGTTACAAAGAAAGAATGCAGTGCTACGGAAATGCAGTAGTCCCGCAACAGGTATATCCTGTTTTTAAGGTACTTAAAGAAATGTTGGATATATAACTAAACCAAAATTTAGGAGGATAAATCATGAATAAAAAAGAAGTGTTGGAAATAAGAAAACAGTTTACACCTGCAAATTGTGCAATCACCCGTATCTGTGGATGCTATGTAGACCACGAAAAAAATAAAAGGCTGCAGACAAAAGATGCTTTTCTCTCTCTTCCTGAAGCGGATGCATTTAAGTATTTTGATATTTTTAAAAAGACATTATCAGGGTCAATGGGACGCAATATGCTGAACATGGAATTTCCGCTGGATGCAGAGATGCCCGGAGGGACCCAGGAGTTTTTGATGAAGCTCAGGGCCAGCAAGCTGGAAGATGATATGCTTCTGGAAGCGTTTTATGACAATATTATTGAGAGTTACATATACGAAGAAAATTATTATATCGTACTGATCCATGCAATGTATGATATCCCAGGAAAATCATCCGACAATCTCGAGATGTTTGATGCCTCTGATAATGTATACGAATATCTTCTGTGCAGTATATGTCCGGTAAGCCTGTCAAAGCCCGGTCTAAGCTATGATTCACAGGATAACCGCATACATGATCGCATCCGTGATTGGATCGTGGAGATGCCGGATAAAGGTTTTCTGTTTCCAGCGTTTAATGATAGAGGTACCGATATACATAGCGTGCTGTACTATACCAAGAAATCAGCGGATTTGCAGGAATATATGATTGATACTGTACTGGGGGCGCGGATACCAATGTCTGCGGATACGCAGAAGGAGACATTCCAAATGCTGATTGAAGATACTCTGGGTGAAGACGGGGATTACGAAACTGTTCGCAATATCCATGAAGCACTGATTGAGATGATAGAAGAACATAAGGAAGAACCGGAGCCTCTAGCGCTGGATAAGACTGATGTGAAAAAGATATTTGAACAAAGCGGTGTTCCTTCAGAGAAGATGGAAGAGTTTGATAAGAACTTTGATGAAACGGCAGGAGAAAAGACTTCTCTGCTGGCCGCGAACATTGCGGAGACTAGAACGTTCAATATCGAGACACCGGATGTGATTATTAAGGTCAATCCGGAGCGCATGGATCTGGTGGAAACAAGAGTGATCGACGGCAGGCAGTGTCTGGTCATTGCGGCAGATGACCATATTGAGGTGAATGGAATTAATGTGCGGACTATGAAAGCCGGAATATAGAAAGGAGAACATTCATGACAACGAATGAGATAATTATGATTATAATATGCACGATCTGGTTGCTGCTTATCCTTGCAGACACAATACTGAACATACTTGCGAAGCGCGCGTACCGTGAATACTGCCGGATTATAAGCGAGCAGAACGAAATATTTAAGCAGCTATTATTCGGGAAAAAAGGCAGGGATAATTGAAACCGGAAGTAGGGAGCCGGTGGATTGGGTGAGTGAACGTTGAAAAATAAAAATTCAGGAGGGAACATGAATCATAAAAAAGCAAAAAGAAAGGCTGACGATGTCAGAAGGAAGGATATGAAGCATATGGCGGAGGATGCTCCTGACAATAAGGCTACAAAGTGGTTCAGGCGCCCAGCGTACCAGGCAGGGAAGATGGTACAGGAGCAGGGAGAGCAGATGGAAAAGGAGCGCGAAACGGTGGTGGAGTATGTGGCAAGAGTATGCAAAGAAAAGGAGAATGATGCCAGTGCAGGAAAATAATGTGAAGGAGCAGACCTGGCAGGACAATCAAAATAAAAAAGATTACCTGAATGGGTATCTTGCGGCAAAAAGAAAAGAGAAGATGACTCTAGACCAGATACAACAGCTTAGACTTAATGAGATGTGTCCGTCTGTAAAGTATGATGATATGCCACACGGATCCAATATAACCGACATGTCTGGTTATGCTGTTAAGATGGATGAGCTTATGGAGGAATTAGAACGAGACCGCCTAAATGCTATCGAGAAGTATACGGAGATATACCACAAAATCAAGTTAGTGGAAGACGAACGTGAGCAGGAGATTCTTACATACCGGTATCTGCTTGGGGAGAGCTGGGAAATTATTTGCGGTATTATGGGATTAAGCTGGAGAAGGATTCATCAGATACATGCAAAATCTTTGAAAAATTTCAAAATTGCATAGAATTGCACACGGTAAGTATGATATAATTATTCTAGAACGATTGGATCAATTGTTCGGTGGTGTTTTCTCAAGACACAGCCGTTTACCGGCAGGATAGAAGACATAGCCCTTGGGGCATTAATAAGTATCCTCCTTGAGATAGCCATACATATTATGGCTGAAAGGCTCTCCGTTATATAGCGGGGAGTCTTTTGTATATAATGGGACATAGCTCAGCGGCCAGAGCAACTGGCTTATATCCAGTGTGCCACCGGTTCGATTCCGGTTGTCCCTATTCGGAGCATAAGACGATATAATCTGCCTCTTATAGATGGGGACGGCATCGGAGATCCGATGTGCAGCGGGACGCCGAGATTATATTTCGGCTCCAAGAATGACGGCAATAAGTGTTGCCTGCAGAGCGGGCCTTAAATGGACTACGCGTGTCCGGCTTATTGCAATCATAAAAACCTTGCCACGATTTCCCTTAAAATACCAGTGCCAATGCCGGCTGTGAACCGATAAGGCAAAGGGGAAAGCCTACGGGTGAGAAAGCATTGGCCGTCCAGTTTTGCGAGGTAGCTGGATAAGATGGTGGAGGAATGGAAAATATGCAGGATAGCGTCCTGTGTCCCGGTTCGATTCCGGGATCTCCCATTACCGGTGTTTTTGTTGCGGTTGTTCGCCGGTCAGTAACTAATAACAATAATTTCAACAAAGTCATTGTTCAACTTAGTAAACATTGGGCATCACAATGTGTCGTAAAGAACCGCAACAGTGCGGGCCGTCACTAACCGGCGGCCTGTATCTCAGAAAAGAAAGAGAGGTGAGCCTGAATGACAAAAAAACAAAAACTATTTGTAGAAGAATACCTGATAGACCTAAATGCCACTCAGGCAGCCATAAGGGCAGGATACAGCCCAGATACAGCAAAAGAGATTGGGTGTGAGAACTTAACAAAACCTAACATTCGCGCGTGCATAGACAGGGAAATGGCCGAACGGTCTAAGCGTACAGGAGTCAATGCTGACCGGGTTGTACAGGAGCTGGCTAAGATCGCCTTCGTGAATGCTGTAGATGTAATAGACCCTGAAACGGCCACGGTCAAAGAAGACGCTCTTCCGGAGGATACTGCAGCCATACAGTCAGTTAAAGTCAAGACCTTTGGTGATGATGGTCTGGAACGTGAAATCAAAATGGCAGATAAACTGAAAGCATTAGAACTGCTCGGCAAGCATATGGGAATGTTCAAAGATAAGGTAGAGCTGTCTGGAACACTTGATACCGAGAAGACAAAACTGGATGATCTCCTGCAACAGATGCGCGGCGGTGATGGGTAATGAGTGAAGAAAGATGGAGGATAACATCTATGAAAGAATTTAGAACGATAAAGGGATTTGAACGATACTCTGTGAGCAAGGATGGAACGGTCATAAACAATATGAGTGGAATAGTCCTTAGCCAGCGAGAAGCTACGAATGGGTATATGCGCGTAAATCTGCGGAAAGGTGATGAGCCGTATGAAAAACCTAAAACGCGGGCTATCCACAGATTGGTTGCTGAGGCTTTTATCCCTGTTGTGCCTGGTAAGGCTTATGTTAATCACATCGATGGAAATAAACATAATAACGATGTGAGTAATTTGGAATGGTGCACTGCAAGTGAAAATATTTCTCACGCAATAAAAAATGGGCTGTTGTGCCCTGACTATCAGAAAATGCACAGACTTGCTTATGAGAAAAACAGGAAGTCACACCAAACAACAGAATATCGAAGGAAAATGCAAAAAATAAATACAGAACTAGGATTGACAAAAGAGGTATTGCAAATAGACAAAGATGGACGGATTCTAAACAGGTTTAAAAACTGTTATGAAGCTGCCCGTTTTTTATTTGGGGAAAATAAAAATAAAGACAGGCTTATCAGTAGATGTGCCAGAGGAAAATGCAAAAGTGCTTACGGTTTTAAATGGGCTTATGAGGGAGGTGGTACATCCTCATGAGTTCAGAAAGATTATTACTATCGGAGAAATACAAGGCATTCCTAAGATGTGATGCATTGGTTGAATTTCTTGAGGGAACTTAACAACGGCTGCCGGCAAGACAACAGTTGGCTTGTTCAAGTTTATGCTCAAAGTAGCCGAAAGTCCTAAGAAGCTGCATATTCTGGCCGCAGATGACACAGGAGCTGCTGAGAAGAATATCATCCAAAAAGATCTTGGGATTTTGGACGATTTTGGCGTGCTGGTGGAGTATAAGGGCAACGGTTCCGGTGAATATAAAATGCCTCACCTGCTGTATCATACATCCAGCGGCGATAAGATCATCTTTGTTGTGGGCTACGGCAACAAGCGGAAATGGAAGGATGCCCTGGGAGGCCAATACGGATGCCTGTACATTGATGAGATTAACACGGCGGATATTGAATTTGTTCGTGAGTCGGCCATGCGTAGCGATTACTTGATGGCTACCCTTAACCCGGAGGCTCCGAATCTGGATGTGTACAAGGAGTATATCAACTGTTCCCGTCCGCTTCCCGAATGGGAGGACGAGACGCCGCAGGAAATTAGAGATGAATTGAAAGAGGAACCAAAACCCGGCTGGGTTCATTGGTTCTTTTCTTTTGCCCACAACCTGGGACTTCCAAAAGAAAAGCTGGAGCGGATCATCCAGAACACGCCACCTGGCACAAAGATCTGGAAAAATAAGATAAAGGGCCTGCGTGGAAAAGCAACGGGCCTGATCTTCCCGAACTTTGACCGGGCAAAACATGTAGTAACCGTTGCATGGGTGAAACAGCAGGTTAAAGCGGGGAAGATACAATTCAAGAAATTTACGGTCGGCCTGGATACATCATATTCCAGCAAGTCTCCGGATACGATTGCCATGATATTCCAAGGCATCACGGAAGATCGTAAGCTGATCACGTTGGCGGAGAAGGTATACAGTAATGCAGATCTGGATCAGCCGCTGGCGCCATCTGATACAGCGGTCAAATTCGTAGAGTTCTTGGAGCGTTGCCGGAAGGACTGGGGCTTTGCGAAGGATACGTTTATTGACTGTGCAGACGCAGCTACTATAACAGAGCTGCGTAAGTACAAGCGCCTACATGGCTGTGTGTACAATTTTATAGAGTCGTACAAGAAAGTGGAAATTATAGACCGTATCAAACTTCAGCTTGGGTGGATACAGCAGGGGTGCTACCTTGTAGTGGATACATGTACGGAGCATTTGGGAGAGCTTGATAGATACAGCTGGGATGATGAGAAGGATGTTCCGGAAGACAGGAACGACCATACAATTAACTCCAATCAGTATGCTTGGATTCCGTACCGGCAGATGATTGGTTTTGAGGAGGACGAGAAATGAGGTGGCTGGATAAAATGAGCGACAACATCAAAAAGGGGCTGCGGAGCTGGCTACAGGTACAACCGGCGCAGCCGTATGCAATACAGATAAACGAGGTGATGGACTTTGAACTGTCTGCCATCCGTAACCGCATCTGGTACCGGGGAGACGGTAACGAGCTGGAACAGATGTACCAGCAGAACCCGGAATATGCGGATAAAACAAAGTTTTGGGCGAGTCGGTGCAGCCCAGGCATGGACATGCGTAAGATCCACACGGGCCTTCCTGGGTTGATCGTGCGGACGCTCAACAGTATTGTTGTGGATGACATGAATGACTTTAAGTTTAAGAAGGACGCACACAAGCGGCTATGGGAGGAAATCGAGAATGACAACAAGTTCCGGAGGAAATTTGAAAGATCACTGAAAGAAGTGCTGTATATCGGTGATGGTGCCTACAAAGTCACAATTGATACGGACATCAGCCAATATCCCCTGCTTGAATGGTATCCGGGGGAGAAGATAGAGCTTGTGCAGCACAGGGGCCGCTTAAAAGAAGTGGTGTTTAAGACCGCATATACTGTCAATACACAGCAATATGTTCTCCACGAGCATTACGGATACGGGTATATAAATAACCATCTGTACCGGGGCGAGAATGAGGTTCCGCTAACAGCGATTGACGCTACAAAGGATATTAAGGAGTGGACGTTTGATAAGTCCGTTATCCTAGCAGTGCCGTTGCAAATTTACGAGAACACAAAATATGAGGGCCGTGGAGGCTCTATTTTTGATGGGAAATTAGATAGCTTCGATGCCTTTGACGAGGCATGGTCACAATGGATGGACGCACTTAGGGCAGGCAGGGCAAAGACATATATCCCGGAGTGCCTTGTGCCGCATGACCCGGAAACTGGGCTGGTCATACGTCCCAATCCGTTCGACAACAGATATTTTGCTGCTGATGGAGACATGAGGGAAGGTCAGAAAAATGTCATCGAAACTACTCAGCCAGCCATACCACACGACAGCTATCTGGCGAGCTACGTGACAGCGCTCGATTTGTGCCTGCAAGGTGTTATCAGCCCGTCAACACTGGGTATTGACATGAAAAAGCTGGATAATGCCGAAGCGCAGCGGGAAAAAGAGAAGGCAACCCTCTATACCCGGAATGCTATCATTGAAGCACTACAGGAAACGCTTCCGGAGCTGGTGTCTGTTTGCATCAACGCTTATAACATTTTGCATAAGACGGCGATTGAAGAGGTTGATGTGGAGATTCCGTTCGGGGAGTATGCAAATCCCTCTTTTGAGAGCCAGGTCGAGACTGTAGCTAAAGGAAAGCAGGGGGGGATCATGAGTATCGAGGCAGCGGTAGAAGAATTGTATGGGGACAGCAAGGATGAAGACTGGAAAGCCGAAGAGGTGAAGCGCCTAAAAACTGAACAGGGGCTTTTGGAAACAGACGAGCCCAGTGTTGCGGGGATGGACGGATTAATACAGGAACTTCCGAAAGAACCAGCAGAGGGGACTCCGAAAGCAGGTGATTAGGCATGGCAAAACAAAATCGGCAGGATGATGCATACAATCTCCGGCGAGTCTTTGAGGAAATGGAGCTTGATCTTGTACGCAGTTTACGCCGCAACCTTAAGCGTCATGAGCAGGAAGAAAAAAAAGAAGGTTTTCGCTGGGAGATGTGGCAAAGGGCAAAGCTGCGGAATCTACAAAAATATCGAAAAGAAAGTAAAAAGACTGTGGATAAAATAAGTCCTGAGGTGGAGCGAGTTGTAAATGAGGCGCTGGAAGGCAGCTATCAGCGAGGACAGAATTTATTTAACCGGATTTTGGATAGTATAAAATCCATCTTTTTTAAGCGAAAGCGGGTCAAGCTTCCAAAAAGTATTGAAAGCCACAAGCCATCGACACCGCCGCCGAATGAACAGGATTTTTTTGGCGTGAACAAAAATAAGATAGATGTTATGCAGGAAGAGGCTGAAAAGGTAAATTCCCAGAAAGAGATACCGGCAGCCGAAAAGCCAGAGGACTTGCCCCCGCAAGATAAAGAACCCAAACGGGATAATGCGCCAGCGGATAAACAGGAACCGGAAGAAATGGGTGGCACTTTCCATCCTGATGGGAAGGAAAAAGCACTCCCTGAGGGCTCCAACGATATCAAACTTGATGATATGAAGAAAAAAGTGGTACGCGACCTGAAAGAAGCCCAAAAGGCCGTATGGAGGCGGATGGATGATATATACCGGCAGACTGTTTACCGGGCAGGAATGAACATGGCTGCGGGGGCTAAGACGCTTGATCAAGCTATCGATATGGCAACGAAGGAGTTTCTGGATGCAGGTATTGACTGCATAGAGTACAAGAACGGCCGCCGTGTCAATATAGCCAGCTACGCAGAGATGGCACTTAGAACTGCGTCACAAAGGGCAGTTCTGTTAGGAGAAGGGAAAC